TGAGCCCTACTAGAGGATTTCTAACGTTGAAAATCGTGTAAGCCGCTGGAGCCGTTGGAACAACGCACCAAGGCCGATCCAACTCAGCTACCAAAGTAGACGGATTGAAACTCACTATGAACCGCACTTGGTTATCGCACCTGATCGCCTGCCCGACGCAAGCCGTCGTAGTGCCAGCCGCAAGCGTGATCGTGCCCGTCGAGCTCGTCCCCGCGTTACTTGCTGCCTGACAATCACCATCAAGCAGAACAACTGTCTCGAACAATTGCCGAAGCAACTTGCCCGATGAGTGGTTGATGTTGTGAGTCGCTCCGGTCAGTATCTCGTCCCAAATCTGAGCCGCTGTTACCGGTGTTAAGCCCGTCTGGTAGGCCCCTACGCTTGCATCCATTCGACCGGACACCAAAGCCGCCGGTAATCGCGTTTGAATATCCTGCGTATCTGCTTCAACGTCTGTAGCTGTCTTGATGGTCAAGCCTGACAAGTTCACTACTGCCGTCGGTGATCCAACGTTTGCAAGGTCGATTCCTGCCTCACCTCCTGCGGAAACATCAAGTGTCCTGCCTGCTACCGTTGGTTGCAATGGCACAAGCCCGGATTGATAGGCACCGACGGAAACATCCATTCGGCCGCCAAGCAATGCCGCTGGTAATCGCGTTTGAATGTCTTGGGTATCCGTCTCGATATCCGTTGCCGTCTTAATGGTCAGCCCGGAAAGATTAACTACCGTTGTCGGTGATCCAATGTTGGCTAGGTCGATTCCTGCCTCCCCGCCGGTGGAAACGTCAAGGGTTCTTCCCGAGGTCGTTGGTTTAAGTGCACCGAATGCGTCGGTCTGGTAATTTACTACGTCAAGCTCAATCAGGATCGCAACCGGCGCCATATTCGCCGCGCCGTATAGCACAAGCTCAGCCCACCTAGCACCTGCTGCAATCATTGAGTTCGGCAAGCCTATTTCGTAATGCCCAGGAGTGATTGAGTCGGCAATGAAGCCGCCATCTGTCCATGACCCGAGCGTAGCGTTCGACAGCGTAAGAGTCGTATGCGTGCTATCACCTTCACGCCTCCATCGTGCTGTAAGGCCTGAAGTATTCCAAAGCAAACCGCTTAGCAGTGCACCGGTGGTTGAGCTACTGTCTTGGATGCGTACCGGTATCGTGCGTTGAGTCTGACCGGCTGTGATCTTCAAAAACATTAGTTGAACCCCCCGTTGAAACCACTCGGTAAAATCAAGCCGCCGCTACTCCCACCAGTAAAACCGTAGCCTGTCTGCTCCGTTAAGCAAAGCATAGCAGTACGGTAAAAAACCGACGCTGCAAGACCGAGCGATGTGGCTGACCATGCCGTTGTTCGTGCAAGTTGATACTTGACGCAAACTTGATAGTTCGCACCGTCGCCTTCCGCAAAAAGATTAGTCAGGGCTCCAAGCGTCAACCCTAGGTTGTTCGTGCTTGACCTGTTGTGGCCCCAAGCAACTAGCACGTTATCCTCGCTGCTTGTCCTAAACGTCCCCGACGCTTGAGCATTCCAGGACATAGTGCTAGAAGTAGCCGTCTGCGTTGATACAAACCAAGGCCAAACAATCGTATTTGCCGATCCATACCACACGGTCGCCGATACATGGCTTGCATTAGTCCAGGTGCCAAACGTCTCCGCGTTGCTTTGTGCGTACTTGTAACCAACCGTAACAGATCCGGTACCGCTACCAATCGTAAAAAGCGTAATCCAGCCCGTTGGCCGTGTAGGTGCTGTTGCGTTGTTGTCACGAGTCGCAATGCCGAGAATCAAATCACCCGTAGAGTGAGTCGGCATCGTCAGGGTATCTGATACGGCTTGCTGGTTGGATCGCAGGGCGATACTCACAATTGAGGCTCCGTAGCTGGATTACCGTCCCACTGATCTAGCGCAGTGAGGTAGGCGTTGTATCGATCCCTTGCAATGGTTCGCTTCTCAAGCTGCAACGTCTTGAGCTTGCACAACTCAAACGCTGAAACGATTTGCTCCGTGGTAACGTTGAGCTTGTTGGCCTGCAACGCGGAAATCTTTCGCCGACCGTACTGGGCAATCGCTACCGCGTCAACGTCCTGCGTAGCAACCAAGCTCGCGTTGAAAACGGGATCTCCGATAGGCAATCCTAGAACCTGTGATTCAGCGACCCAAGCAAGGCCCATCATTCGGCAACGATCCAAGAACGGTTGAACCCGCTCGGTACCGATAATCAATGCAAGCCCGTACCCAGTCCATCGCTCCGTTTCTGCGAAGTCAATATTCGCAGCATTGAGAATTTCTACGATCTCGCTAGACGTCTTGTCTCGCCAATTTGGAATATCAAAAATCAAATCAGTAAGCGACGCCATAGCTGCCCTCTAGTGCTTGACCCGCAAGCCAACCCCAAGTAAGGCAAACTCGCAGAATCTCCAAAAGTGAATTGCGTCGAGAATCGGATTGAGCCAATTACTCATGACGCAGTAACGTATCTCGAACGGTGATCGATGGTGCTCTCCGTGATGCCTCGCAGATTGAACCATGCCGGTTTCCTGCAACGCCTCAATAAGCTTATTAACCTTGCCCTTGGAATGCGCCCATGCGTGTACCTCATTCGCCTGCGATAGAAACGCAAACGCAAGCCATGCGTCACGCCACGCCGGAACAAACAAGCAAGTCACGCAAGCTGTCATCGAAGGAATGATCGTCGTGTAGTTTCGGTTCCAGTAGCTCCCAGCTAGTAACCCCTGAGGATTGTTGTGGTGCTCCTTATTTGGACCACCGATCAACGCTCCAACGTATGGAGTATCGGCATCCCAGTACCGATCCTCGAACCAATGAAACACCCCGGCGATGAAATCCGCCGTGAGCCAACTTAGGACTATCCAACCGATCCAATCGGTCATTTGATTGCCGCCTCTGCTTGAGCCAAAGATAAATAACCAACAATGACAACCCGCTTGTCACCGCTTGAAAGTTCGAATGTAGGACCCCTGGTATAGCCGTGGTTCGGCTTTTCACAAATCACAACGTCCCATCCTAAATCTTGGAAACGTTTCCACTCTTGATCGATCCACTGCTTACACGGTGGACAATTCGGAAGCGTACAAATTACGATCTCCTTCGCTGCTTCTGCCTTGCTGAATTGCTTCGCTTTTCGCTCGGCCAGCATCGCCTCATAGTCAGCTTTGATCTGATCGATCAACTCACTTGACGACTGCCTCGAATAATCCTCTTGAGTGGAAACGTTTCCACTTTTGGCTACCAGTTCATAGCCCAAAACGCCAATGACAACGCCGAAAATCAACGCCAAAAGCAACGAACCAAGGGAAGGGGATCGCATTGAGAAACTACCTGATTGATCGGAAGTGAAGAGTAAAGGAAATTGCACCCGTTTGGGCAGTCGCAGCCTTGAGCCGCAACTTCGTTGTATAGCCTCGCGCAGAGGCAAGGAATACGTTTGAATTGACCGGCACGTATCGCTTGGTGCTACTGAGTGCCGTCGTATGTGCAGTGGTCGAATCAACGTTGTAAACCGTCAACCAATTCGTATTGTCGAACTGGATCTCATAACCGACGTTGGCACCGTCGAAGCCGTCCTCGTTGGTCGAGATTGCACAGAGGACTTCATCCTCCGGAATCGTAACCTCGCTGGATTCCTGAACGCCGTTAGGGATCGTAACCGTCAGCCTGTCATTTTTCATGTGTACACCTGTGATTCGATTTCCCAGCTACCGTCCTCATCATCCAATGCTGCCTGCACTTCGGCCTCACGCAGAATGGCCTCGTCAAGCATCTTGAGTTCTTCAAGCAACGACTTGCGGTACCCAACATGGTCAACGGTTGTTCCTCCGTCGCTCGTGTTGGCGTTCGGCTTGCCGCCTGCACCGCTCGTTACCGTCATCGCGGCAAGCTGTGAAGCTACATAAGCCCGCCGCGTTTTAAGATCATCTAGGACGCTCATAGTTACCCTCTGCGAAGTATCCTACCTGCCCTATGCTCACTCAGTACCCGGCGCGTCGCATGTCCTCAGCATCGAGCATTTCTTGCTCGCTTGGGGTCAGCATGTTTCCACGCTCTGCCTTAGCTCGTAGCGATGCAATCATCAACGTATGCTTGCGTCGCTCATCGCGCCGAGCATCCTTGCAGATTGCCCGCAACGGATGCTTCACCGGGTCAACCTGCTTGCCTGCATTCTCTGGGCTTGGAGTGGTAACGATGTACCATCGGATAGCCTCACCCTCATCGCAGCACCGAATCAGCTTCTTCGGTAGCGGTGAACCTGCCTTGATCGGGCTTACCTCGAACTCATAGCCCTCGCCAATGCAAACCGCCTCAGACGGTCGGATCGGTCGAACCGCCGATGAATCCTCATGGTTCTTGATTGACTCCTCTCGCTTGGCAATCTCTGCCTCACGCTCTCGCAGTCTCGCTTCTGCTTGCTCAAGCTGTGCCATTCTTTCTTCGACAGTCAGCCCAGCATCTTTCGTATCTTTCGCCACTTCTCACACTCCTAGACAACAAGGGAAAAAACGCAACGTTGCGAATATAGCACAGTGTACCATCAATGGAAACAAAAACAAAAACAGCCCAGGTTTCCCCAGGCTGTCTTCGCTTCCCTTCCCCTCCTCCGAGTGGTCGAGTTTGTCTTAGGTGTTCTTGGTCATCTTGAGCCGCTCGCGTACCGCAGCCGCTCCACGCTCGGAAGCCTTGAACCGAACAACGATATCGCGGGTGAAGCCGACTTCGCTGTTCTCGTCACTCTGCGTGACCGTCAAAGGCCAGTTTTGCATGTAGACGAACGCCTCACGCGGTGCCCCTGCAAACCACGTCGAATCGGAGCTGGTACGCTGCTTGACGTACTGTCCGGAAACAACGCGGGGTGCACCCTGAACGCTGTTACCGTTGACGTAGGTTTGGTTGTTTCCGCTGTTGGTTCCCTGGCGAGTCATCGAAGCAGTGATGATTCGGTTCGCCAAGATTTCCAACGCCTTCGGTACCAAGATGGTATCGATCGAAACGGCAATCGGTTCTCCGGTAACCGGGTCAACCATCGCGTTGAACTTCTGAGCCGCTGCATCAAGAGATGTCCAGTCGGCAAGCGTGTTGCTCAACTGGTTGTCCGAAGCGTAGGTTGCCGTGGCAGCCTGTCCATTGCGTCGGTACAAGGTCGAGATACCTGTAACAACGTCGAGGATTCGCTTCTCACGGTTCACACCAACGCGCTCACCAACGCGGTTGCATTCGCTCAACAAGACTCCCGTTCGGTCGAAGTAAATCGCTTCGCGGGTCACGTTGAGGATCAAACCACGCTTGATCGTTTCCGGGGTATCAACGTACTCCTCACCGAGGATCGCGTTCGGGTACTCCTGACCTTCGTTCACAACGTCGAGGTCATCACCCAAGCGACCGACGCCGGGGATTCGCTCACCGCTAAACTGGGTTTGGATCACCTCGACCAACTGTTCACCGATCAACCCAGGCTGATTGAAGCCGTTAAGGGTCTGCGTGTACATGACCTGACCGATGATGTTGGCGAACATCGACGTATCGACAACCTCAGCCGATTCCTGGATCTGATATCCACCGCCGGAAGATGGACGCAGCAAGTTTGCCGCCTCGCGTCCGTCCGGTACGAATTGCTCAAAGAGTTGACGAATTGACCAGCGAGAAGCTAGGTCGTTCGCGTCACCCTTGAGCGATTCTTGGAAGTCAGTCATGAATCGATCGAATTGCCGATCGCGTGCTGCTGCCTCATACAACCGTCGCAGTTCTTGGTGACGACGGGTCTTTGCGTCTAATCGCATCGTTCTATCCCATTTAACAAAGTGAAACTATCCGCCGCCCCAAGCAACCGCGCTAGGGCTCCATCCGACTAACGATGTTGGAAGCAAGAAACAGCGTCAGCAAGTAAGGTTTGCTGTGCCGCCGTTCCGTTCTTCACGCCGATCATTACCGAGGTTTCGGTAGCGTTCGCGTAGGTTCGGTCGAGCATCTTGTAGACCGTCGATCCGTTGATCTTAAAAATAACATCGCAAAGGGCCGAAGTCTTCGGAATGATCTCAACTTCGAGCAACTGGAATGCAGCTGATGCCGCAAGGTTCGCTTGCTTGTTGAGACTGTTTGTCGCCGTCAGTTCGGCGATGGTCTGAGTCGATCCGTCGGAGTAGATAACGAACATGCTCGTCGATCCATCCTTTGCGAAGAACCCGGCACCGCTGAAGCTTGATTTCGGCCCCGCGCCGCCGTCCTGGATCGCATTCGCTGAAACGCCATCCATCAAGCCGACGTAGATGTTCGCGGCATTCGTAGCCGCTTGTGCGAACTGAATCAACGCGGAAAACTCGACAGGCTTGCCCGCAGCAATCTTGTAAATCTCTTTGGTCGAGATGTACGCCTCGTCGTTGTCTGCGACCGTTCCGTCCGATGGACTCAAGGTCACAACGCCGCCGACGGCATCGCCTACCGCAGCCGTACCGCTATCGGTCAAGGTCGAAGTCCAACGTGCGGAATTCAAACCGTCGAAGTCGTCAGCGAATCCCAAAGTCTTTTGAAGCTTTAAGGCCGCGTCTGGTAGTAGTAAACCCTTCATCTGCTTATCCTCTTACTAGGTTGAGTAACCAAAAAACCAACAAAAAAATACAGCGAAAGAGCTACTAGCCCAAAATCCGCTTGAACTCGTCTAAGCTGCCAGGATACGCCCCCGCAGCCGATTCCGTCATCACCGATCCGGTTCGCTCAGGACGCTTTCTGGTGGAAACGTCTCCACCTTTCCAGGTCTTAACCAACTCGGCCCGGTCTGATTCTTGCAAGGCCATCAAAGCCTTAATGCGTACCTCGTTGACCTCGATTGAGGACTCAACAAGCAACGTCTTGCACGTGCTACGATCCAACTCGTTCTTGAGCTTGGCTACTTCGCTTGCCAATTCGGATTCACGAAGATTCGCAGCATTGCGTTTTTCTGACTCTTCCATCGAGCCGGAAGTATCACTTTGGTTCTGAGTTGACGCCTTGCCCATGGCCTCATCCGCCTTTTCCTTCGCGGCCATGATCGCCTTGATCTTCGCAAGCTTGCCTGCGGTGTCCAAGGTCGAGTCATCGAGGACTTTGACCATTGCCATTTTGAACGCTGCCCCGATGGAATCTTCATCGTCCCCCGAGTACTCAACGTCCATTTCTTGCATCC